ATCTCGAATATCCAAAGACCAGCCCGAACCAGCCTGAACTGGCGGTAACTGGCCACGACCAGCCTCGATTGGAAACGATCAGCCCTGACGGCGCCGGATCGTATGGGCCGCTTGTGGGGGACATATGCCAGGACGCGCTGGGCCTTGAGCTGATGCCGTGGCAGGTGCATTTTCTTGACCGTGCGTTGACGTTTGATGACGAGGGGCTGTTAGTGCATCGGTCGGCGTTGGGGTCGGTGGCTCGTCAGAACGGTAAGTCAATCATTCTCAAATCGGTCATCCTGTTCTGGCTGTTAGAAATGCCAAAGATCCGTGGCGAGAAACAGACGATCGTGTCGGTCGCCCACCGCCTTGACTTGGCCGTCATGGTCTTTGACGACCTGGCTGACATTCTTGAAAACAAATACGGTGCCTATGTGTCGCGGTCGTATGGTCGCAACAAAGTGACCATGCCGGACGGTACGACGTGGTGGATCAAAGCCGCCAAACACAATGCGGGCCACGGCATGAGCATTGACTTGCTGATCGTTGACGAACTGTTTGACGTTGACGCCGAAGTCGTCGAGGGCGGCCTGATGCCAGCGCAACGCGCCCGCAAAAACCCGTTTGCCCTGTTCATGTCAACCGCCGGTACCGAGGCATCGGTGCTGTTTCAGCGTTGGCGTGAACACGGTTTACGCGCAATCGACAGCGGGCAACCCACCGTCAACTACATGGCCGAATGGTCGCCACCGCCGCACGTTGACCCAATGAGCCCGGCATCGTGGACATGGGGCAACCCCGCCATTGGGCATACCCTCACTTTGGACACGTTGCAGCAGGAAAGCGAAAACCCCGACCGCGCATCATTCCTACGCGCCAGCCTCAACCTATGGGTCACGGTCGCCCGCGGCTGGATCGCACCCGGACGCTGGCCCGAACTTGAACACCGCGGCCCAATTCCAATGGGCGGCATCATTGCCATTGAAGCCAGCCTGGACGACAGCCGATACGCCGCCGTACGCGCCGTCAACCTGCCCGACGGACGCACCATCTGCACCATCGCGTTCGTCGTTGACACGATCGGAGAGCTGTACGACAAGCTCGCTGAGGTCGCCACCGACCCGTCAGTACGGTTCGCCATGTCGCCAAGCATCGACGCAATTTGCCCGCCCAACCTTGAGCGCCGCCGCGTCATCGTCGGCTACGCCGAACTTGGCAAACTCACCCCAGTCGTACGCGACCTGATCAACCAGGGCAGACTGTTACACACCGGGGAAACCATGCTTGCCGAACACGTCCAACGTGCCGTTGCCGTCAAGACACAGAACACATTGGTGCTGTCGTCGCAACGCTCACCCGGCCCAATTGAGTTAGCCAGGTGCATGGTGTGGGCCGCGGGCATGCTTGCTCGACCAGCACAAAGCGGTCGCCCAATGATCGTCAGCGTGTAGCATCGCAACGTACCCGCCCCGGCCTTTCGTCGGGATCGTGTCGGCGGGCGGGTACACATAAACGCTTGACGCTTGTGGCACACTTGACGCATGGCCCTGTTCGCTAAAAAGACTGCCGCTATCAGCACCACCCCCGTTGCTGCCGACGTGCAGGCCGCTGTCGGTTACACGTCAAACGCGCAAGGCCCAAACATGATCGGCCAGTACTACACCTACCAAGAAGGTGAAGCTCGTAACCGCGCAATTTCGGTGCCTGCGATCAACCGTGCGCGCGACCTCATGGCATCCGTCATCAGCTGTATGCCGTTGAAGATGTACAACGAAGTTTGGAACGAAATGGAAGAAGAAATGACCAAGGTGTATTTAGCGCCGCGGTCATGGCTACGTCGACCCGATCCGAGCGTGTTCTACGGGCACATCATGGCGTGGACATTTGACGACCTGTTCTTCTACGGTCGCGCGTTTTGGTACATCACGTCACGCACCGCCGACGGCTACCCCGCATCATTCACCCGTCTGCCGACCGGGTCAATCACGACGCCTGATCAGGTTGGCCCGGTGTGGTTTGCACCATCCAAACAGGTGTACTTCAACGGCGGCGAACTCGACCCAGCCAACCTCGTGCAATTCCTCAGCCCAACCCAAGGCTTGATTTATTCGGCACCAGGCGCCATTGAGACAGCGTTGAAAATTGAGGCGGCCCGCAACCGCAACGCCAGCAGCTCAATCCCCGCTGGCATCCTCAAGCAAACCGACGGCGAGCCATTGTCGGCACAGGAATTGACAGACATTGCCGCACAATTCAATGCAGCTCGAGCCACCAATCAGACTGCGGCGCTCAACCAGTATCTCTCATACGAACCCACCACGATGAGCCCGGACAAAATGTTGCTAATTGAGAGCGCAAACTATTCGGCGCTTGAAGCTGCCCGCCTCGGCAACGTACCGCCATACCTTGTCGGCGTGTCTACCGGGTCGTACTCGTATCAGTCAGCACAACAGGCCCGCGCCGACCTGTACATTTTCGGTGTCAAGTTGTACGCCGAAGCGATCGCCGCGACCCTGTCAATGGACAACGTGCTACCACGCGGCACCTATGTTGAATTCGACGCCGACGAATACCTTGAAGAAGAATACGCAGCCGACAAAATGGATGAACCATCCGAAGTCAACATTGAAGAAAACACGCAAGAGAGGATTGCAAACCGATGATCAAATTCCACGCTACCGACATCAGCATTATTGCCGGTAAGGGTGCAGGCCGACGCGAAATCAGCGGCGTCGCCGTACCGTACAACGTCAAAGCAACCGTCGCATCCGGTCAAGACGTCATCATCAAGCCAGGCGCCCTACCCGTTGAAGGCAAAGCACCGCGCCTGTTCATGTACCACGACAGCACAATGCCCGTCGGTGTCGTCACCGAACGCGTCGACAGCCCCGAAGGGATGCTGTTCACCGCCAAAATTTCGGCATCTAGCCAAGGCCAGGACGCCATGATCATGCTGTCCGAAGGCGTCATTGACCAGGTATCCATCGGCGTGACCCCGACCGACTTCAGCTACGACGACGACGGCACCATGATCGTCAAGGCTGCCGACTGGGTAGAGCTGTCGCTTGTCCCTGTCGGAGCATTTGGTGACGCAGCCGCCATCACCGAAGTCGCCGCAAGTATCCACCAACCCGAAGAAGAAATCGGCAATACTGAACAAGAGACCCCACAAGAGGAGACACCAGCAATGGAAAACGCACCAGTCGTCGAGGCCGCCGCAATCGAGGCCGCGATCCCAACCGCACCAATTCCGGCACAGCCCAAGCGCAAGTTCGACCTGCCAACCGCAGGCGAATACCTTGCCGCAATGCACATCGGTGGCGAAACGTTCCGCAACGTCGCAGCAGCCGCCCGCGACTTCGCACTTTCGCGTCAGTCGGCACTTCAGGCAGCCGCAGGTGACACCCTCACCACCGACACGCCTGGTTTGCTCCCAGTCCCAGTTCTTGGCCCTGTGTTTCAGGATCTGAACTACATCCGCCCAGTCGTCGCAGCAATCGGCGCTCGCGCCATGCCCGATGGTGGCAACCAAAAGACGTTCATCCGCCCAACGTGGACAACGCACCCGTCGGTTGCAACGCAGTCAACCGAATTGACGGGCGCATCGGCCACCACCCCGGTCATTGCATCCAACGTCATCAGCAAGACCACCCTCGCAGGTCAGGTCACGCTGTCGGTGCAGGACGTCGATTTCACCAGCCCGGCCGCAATGGAAATCATCCTGCGCGACCTCGCAGGCCAGTACCTGCTCGCATCCGACAACATCGCCGCAGACGCGATCACCTCGGGCGCATCAGCATCGGGATCCACTTGGACGTACAACACCACCGACCCGTCAACGCTTAGCGCCGCGATCTACGACGCAGCAGTCGACATTCTGACCGCCAGCAATTTCTTGCCTGACCACATCTTCGTGGCCCCTGGCGTGTGGAAGCTTCTCGGTCAGCAGCTCGACGCAGACAAGCGCCCGGTGTTCCCATACGCAGGCGCAGCAGGTCTTATGGGCGTCAACGCAATGGGCAGCGCAAACGTCACGCAACTCAACACGTTCAACCCGTTCGGCCTCAACCTCGTTGCAGACCGCAACTTTGCGGCCAACACAATGGTCGTCGCCAAGGGTTCTGCGATCGAGTTTTACGAGCAGGTACGCGGCCTCATGTCGGTCGAGGTGCCAAGCACCCTCGGACGCACGTTCTCGTACTACGGGTACGTCGCAACGTTCATCGCCGACAGC